CAAGCAGTGGCCTAAGAATGGAAGACCTAGCCTACACCATCAGCGAGCGAATGCTGGTAGTGGCAGCCGCGTCAGCGGCTCTGTATGCGACCCACCGGGTCTACTACTGGGGCAGGATTTATTCTAGGGTCATCCAACTGCAAGTGTGGAAGAGCCGCGAACTATACAGCCGGACTGTGGAAGAATATGGAACCAGGTTACCAGACCTGAGAACTAGCCTCAAAATGAGAGACTTTCCACTATACCAGAACACCCCCGGGCACACCCACGGGGCTGCCGCTGGCGAACGGTCTGCTGTCAACGCCGCAATGGCTCAAAAGGTGCGCGAGATCGGGCGGATTCCCTATCACATCGCAATGTCCAGGGCTGACCAGGACAGAGGTGACCAGGGCGTACGCCACTTTTACTGGGACAAGGACCTGAAAACGCAGTATCGCAACGACAAACTGACAGACGAGCACGTCATCGTATGCACAGATGTCGATTACTATCTGGACATGGCTGAATATCTAGGGCACGGGCTACCAGTCCTGCTCTACACAGTCGTGCCACAGCACGCTGCACACCGGACAACGGACCAATGCTATCACATAGTGGACAACGAGCTCTGCTATGAGGTGGCAGGAGGGGGACGCTATCAGCACCCACTCTGGGACTATGACTCCGACACTATTCGGGCCCAATCTCTCAACACATGGACCTGGACTATTCCTCGCATGATCGCAAATCTACTCGGCCCAATATTCGGAGACTCCTACGTCTTTGATGTCGAGCAGAAAATCGTGTCGGGGCACGGAACAGACCACAGGGTAATTTCGTTGATTCCAACGTTTAAAATGCCCACGATGCTCGCACGTCTGACCCCTCTGACCAAGACCCTTGGCAGGAGGCAGTACACACGGAACGGAGTAAACACCGTCTACGAACCAATCACAGGCACAATCAGCTTGGCAACCAACGGCAGCAGAGATGCTGTCACCATGCCTGCCCGGACCCTCCGAGCAGTCACAGCCAGACTGAGGAGCAAAACGACAGCGTACACTGTTGGAGACATTGAGGTGTTCATCCAAGACCAGTTTCCCAACACGGCCAAGATTGAGGCTTCCCTGCTGTATGAAATACTACAGCTCTCAGGGCTCAGCTTCGAGCTACAGCCGAACATTGTGGCCAGCGGGGCTGTAATTACCAATTACAGACCACTCGCGAGCCACCAACTGGAGGAAGAGCGCCCCACAGGAGGAGCTGTAACCAGCCCACTCGTCGCCAACCCGGCCCTCTTCGCAGCCCGCTGCAGAGACTCGGACGAGACAGCAGTCACTGGGAGGGTCACGAAAGTAGCCAACACAGTGGTACCACCGCCTGTCTATAAACAATACGCTGACGAATTCGTGCAGCTTCTCGTACCGAAGTACGGCTGCGGAACACCTCTTGACCTCACCGATGTCATTGAGCGACAGAACCGCCCCGCACAGAAGTCCCGTACTGCGCAG